ACATTTGTCCCTGGTCCTCCATAAGTTGCCAACCCAACCTGTCCTAAGTCTATGAGTTTAGGGTCAACGGTGGTATTGTCATTCATAAAACGTTTGATATTGTCCACTGGGATCTGCAGAGATGCCTCACACCAAGGTGCGGTCTCTGTAAGATGCCTCATGTTTGCTAGTTCTATACGATCAACTGGCTCAAGGTCCTGAGAATCCTTGTCAAAGTAGATCGCAACCCTACCGGTTTCAGTTGTAGCACACATTGGCACATACTGAAGCCGCATCGAGTCGAACTTGTACTGATCAAAGTTAGATGCTAGAGTCTGCAACCAAGGAAATAATAACGGATTCGAGGGATTAATCCGATACAAATTTCCTGTGACTCCACCGTTTACCACTAATGCTGAAGTACTATTGAACTGCCCTATCAACTCTCGATGAGATATAGTGACAGATCCTTTACTCCGCACAAACTTAGGTCGTGATCCTCTGACTATCCTGGAGATAGCCACTGGTGCCGCAACAGCCCCTGGTGAAGCACCGGGGTGAGCGACAAGATCTCTATTCCTATTACGTCCTTTCAATTTCTTCACCAATGCCGCTCCTTTAGAGGCGACATAACTCAATCCATCCCACATTAGTCTCTGTCCTGTATTTGAAAATGCTACGGCTCCAATAGCAGGCATTACCTGCTTTGCTGCGCGTGCCATTACTGCTCTATTATTATTTGTTGTAACTAGTGCCATCTCTCGTGTATGCTTGGTCATGCTACGGCGGAGTCAAGGATGCTGGGCTCATGAGCGTCAACACCTTCTTCTCCAAATAGATCCATTTCCCACCTGTCCAAACGGTCCTCAAGGGCTTCCTGTTCATCACCTGTAAGACCGAAAGCAGCCCAAAAGCTAGCCCTCGACTCCGGTGTTATCACATAATCTCCACCCGACCCACGCCATTTGTACTCATTTGTTATCGTGTCAATACGCTGATATTTCCCTGGCATATCATAGACTGCAAACCGTGAGTAAAATTTCTCCACCACTGGTATGCCACTACTCAAAGCGATCCCCCCGTGATGTTGAGCATTACTCCAGGCCCGTCTAGTGGCCAGATCTTTAATATTATTGACACAATGAACATCTTTACTCATGGCGGTCCTAATATTGCGGACCATCTTCCAACCTCCCTGAAACTGCACGGGATGTGCCTGACAAAATTCAACCTCTTCCAATTGAAATACAGGTGCCTCAACCTTCATCGTATATCCTAATCCTAGGAAATACTCCGGTAGTGTGCCCTGTATCTGTTTAAGATTTCTGCGTTCAACAATTAAAACACAGTCATCCCCACAGTTTGCCAGACTATACTCATTAATTCCCAGATGACGCATGTATCCATATATCATAGCACACATTAAAAGATAGTTTCCAAGTGATGTGTTCATATCCCCACTCATACGGCAACCTTCCTTGCGATAAGTTATAGTACCATCTGGCACATAACCTTTCCCTTTATTATGGAGCTGCCACTCCAGCAATTTGCTCAACAGCTTATTGCCTGGATACAAAGTCTTATAAAAACCATGCTCAAATTGCAAAGCTTCCACAGAACAGTGTTGATCGAACCGTGAGGCATCGAGACCTATAGCAACAGGTTTGTCAAACTTGTCCCATTTATCCCTGAAAATCTGCCCCACCTCATCAGAGGTATATCCTTTAATACATGTCTTTTCTCCAAAAACGTCATCCACAGCTTTCATCAGTTTGGATTCCATATGCCGTAGATATCTTCCAAGCTCCACGTTATACCTAGGGTTTCGAGGCTGTATCACCCTAGGTGCTGGGTCACATTTAGCCGTCGATATCTTCTCTGCCTTGACAAAGGTAGTCAAATGACTATCTCTTTCAGAAACAGGTGAGATATGCAGACTCTCCACAGCTCGTGAGTAAGTACGGAGTTTCGCACCCCTGTAGTATGATAGAAAACCATCATAACCAAGGCGATGGGCTACCCCAACCTTCTCACACACTGCTTTCCTGAACGGGGAAAGACGACTAAATGCTCCTTTTGTAGGTTGTGGAGTGCGAGTGAGTAATCCGTTCTTCTCAACGCAGAATACTCTCTCCACAAGACCCCTTTTTAGGTTTTTCAGGCAATGATTATGTACTAAGAACCGTGCCTGTGATGGGCAACCAGCAACCATAAATATATTACGGTCCTTAGCATTGGGAGGTCCTATGCGAACCTCTAGCACCTCCTGAGGTAGCAACACACCAGATGGGATATCTCGATTGATCTGTGTCACCACCCCAGGTAGACGCACTAGGCCTCCCTATTTAACACCAAGGGATTCAGAAGAACCCCAAAGTGCAGCCGACTCTTCCACTCCATCAGGATAGACAAAGCAACAACCTATTGCCAGCGGTAGTATAAAATCTCTATCCACATACCGCACGCAATCTTTGTCCATGATCTCAATCATAACTCTCTGGTAGATTAGTCTATTTTCTGGTGTATTCTTAAGGTAACCCACCTTAGCTCTCGCAACCTGCGCAATTTTCGCTGCATAAGGACTCCTACGAGGGCGCCCTGTTGACGCAATTACCTTAGTTAACCTACTACCAGTGAGAAGATCCTCACCATCTTTCCCTTTCAGTACCCGTGCCGGTTCCACAACCAGACAATCCGTTGCTTCCTTATCATCCTCCATATGTTCCCGAGCTTCTGTACGAAGTTTAAATACAGACAGTTTTTCCCTGGGCAGGGTAGCGTACACCCCTAGCAAACACAAAGGTGTGAGTACTAGTGATGCCGCCAGTCGTAAGAGCAACCCTTTCTTAGGCAAAGACAGTCTAGGTATCTGGGCGACCAAATTAAGTTCTTTCCCAAATCCTTTGATAGACACATCCTTCCTCATGAAAGTGTAGCTCAACAACGGTGCAACTGGAATCAATGATAGTGACATTGGCACGCAATAGCTAGCCAATGTACGCTTCTTCATAAACCATTCCCATTTAGCCGCACAGTCCGTCTTCATCAATTCAATGATGAATTTAGACAGACTGTCAGCATTGCACTCAATTTTCCCTGTCCGTAAATATTTCAATACAACCCTGCAGAACAACTGGAACATATCAATTTTCGTGTTCCTTTCCACGCCAATCGCAACAGTGCCTACGAAAATCTCTCTCTTAGGCCATAACAAATTCCTGATCGTATCCATATTGTTTTAACTTCTAAGTGGTTAACAAAGAAGGATATACTTCACGTAAAACGTTTAAACGTGTATTACAAAGTAATGTGGGGTGATAAGT